GGGAAGTTGATTGGGGTGACGATATATGGACACTTCATTGTGACTTCAAGGCAGTTAGGAATCTAATTGATTCAGAGATTAGCCAGCTTAAGGAGGACTCAGGTGCCGATGATGTAGTAGTATTCCTTAGTTCACATGATAACTTCAGGAAGAAAATTAATCCTGACTACAAAGCTAAGAGAGTAGGTACAAGAAAACCTGTGTGCTACAAACCAGCACGAAAGTATTTAAGGAATGCATATGTTACACTACAGTCTAAGTGGTTAGAAGCGGATGATCTTATGGGTATAGAGTGTACTAAAGATTCAGAGAATACTTGTATAGTATCAACAGATAAAGACTTACTCACTATTCCGGGTAACCATTGGGACTTTGAAACTGACACTATATATAATATATCTTCTAACATTGCAGAGAAGAACTTCTATAGACAAGCACTATCAGGTGACCAAGTAGATGGGTACCCCGGATGTCTTGGTGTTGGCTCTGTTACCGCAAACAAAATTCTTGAAGAGGCTGATAAGAATGAGGATAGTCGTTGGGATGCGGTACTGAATACGTATAAAGATAAAGGTTTCAATGAGGAGTTTGCTTTACTACAAGCACGGATGGCATACATACTACAGAAGGATCAGTTCAAGGGGGTAGATAAGTACCCTTCACTTTGGGAACCACCATCTCAAGCATTAATTCATGAGCCAAATTTATGGAGGAAGGGATGAGTAATTATGATATGGATGAGATAGAAAGAAAGAGATCTCAGAAACAACAAGAGCAATGGAGAACATACGTTGATGAAAGTTTAGAACATCCACTCAATAAAACATCTAAACCCTGTCAACAATGGGATGCACAAACACAATCATATGTGGAGGTCGGTAACGATCAAGAGAACATACGAAGGATTCATGAGGATGAGGAAGTAACTAATCCTAAACATTATGATAGGGTAGGGTTTGGAATACAACCACTTGATTACATAACAGCTAATGAGTTAGACTTCCTAGAAGGGAACATAATTAAATATGTATCACGATACCCACATAAGGGTGGGGTTAATGACTTACTAAAAGCTAGAACATACTTAGAAAAACTTATTGAAAGAGAGGTAGAAAAAGAATGAACACTACATTACCAACAGAGTACCAACAATACATTCATCTCTCTAGGTACTCACGTTGGGACTACGATAATAAACGAAGAGAGACATGGGAAGAGACAGTCGATAGATACTTTAGATTCTTTAGAGGACACCTTAAAGAGAACTGTGGTTACACAGTAGATAGAAAGTTAGAGAGTATACTAAAGAGTGCAGTACTTAACCTACAGATTATGCCATCAATGAGGTGTCTAATGACCGCAGGTGAGGCATTAGAGAAAGAGAATGTAGCAGGTTACAACTGTGCGTACCTACCCATTGATTCCCAAAGATCGTTTGATGAGTTACTATACGTTCTCATGAATGGTACAGGCGTTGGATTCTCTGTTGAGTATAAGTACACCAGCTTACTTCCGTTTGTACCTGACACACTACACGAAACTGACACAGTAATAGTCGTTAGAGATTCTAAGTTAGGATGGGCTAAAGCATTCCGAGAACTGATCTCACTTCTTTACTCAGGTCTGATACCTAAGTGGGATGTGAGTGGAGTTAGAGAAGCAGGGGCACCATTGAAAACTTTTGGTGGTAGAGCAAGTGGGCCTGAACCACTAGAGGAACTGTTCCGGTTTGCGGTACGTACATTTAAAGATGCAACATCAACTAAGCTAACTCCATTACAATGTCATGACCTAGTATGTAAGACAGCAGAGGTGGTAGTGGTGGGAGGGGTACGAAGGAGTGCTCTGTTATCCTTAAGTGATGTAGGTGATGAACAGATGCGTACCTGTAAATCAGGTGAGTGGTGGGGTAGACAATCCCAACGTGCACTAGCTAACAACTCTGCTAACTACCACACTAACCCAGATGTGGGTACCTTTCTTAAGGAATGGCAAGCCTTATATAATTCAAAGTCTGGTGAACGTGGTATATTCAGTAGTGCTAATGCTAAGAAGCATGTTAATAACTTAAATACTGACATAAAGAATCCACTTAAAGGAGATAGGAGAGAAGAGAGAGATGACTTTGGAACTAACCCATGTTCAGAGATAATCCTGAGACCACGAGAGTTTTGTAACTTAACTGAAGCAGTAGTGAGGAGTGATGACACACCAGCTTCACTATCAAGGAAGGTGGAACTCGCAACCATACTAGGTACATGGCAGTCCACACTAACAAACTTCAGGTACCTAACTAACAAGTGGAAAACAAACTGTGAAGAAGAGAGACTACTTGGTGTTTCACTCACAGGTATAATGGATTGCCCACTTACCAATGGATCAAGTGGTGAGAACCTACCTGACTTATTAACTAAGCTGAAAGAGAAAGCAATAAAGACTAACAAAGAACATGCTGGTGACCTTGGTATTAATCCATCTGCCAGCATCACATGCGTTAAACCTTCTGGAACAGTCAGTCAACTCGTTGACTCTGCTTCTGGAATCCACACACGACACAGCCTTTACTACATTAGGACAGTTAGAACTGATGTAAAAGATCCCCTGTGCACACTACTGATTGATAGTGGAGTCCCAAGTGAACCTGACATAACTAATCCCAGTAATGTCATGGTCTTTTCTTTCCCCATGAGATCCCCTAAGTATTCTCTAACAAGAAAAGATCTCTCCGCTATCGGTCAGCTAGAACTTCATGGTATTTATTCTAAGTTTTGGGCAGAACATAAGGTGAGTCAGACTATCTCCGTTAAGGAAGAGGAGTGGCTTACTGTTGGTTCCTATGTCTATGATAACTTTGATGACATATCAGGTGTTTCTTTCTTACCTTACTCTGATTATATTTATAAGCAAGCACCATACACAGAGTGTACTAAGAAAGAATTCGATACACTAAGTAAGAGTCTACCCATTATTAATTGGGACAATCTTCTTAAATATGAGACACTTGACAGTACTTCTAGCTCCCAAGAGTTAGCGTGTACTGCTGGTTCTTGTGAACTCTAATACAAAAGTGGACATTTATGGACTATAACAACTTGGTATCAAAAGAATTATTACAATATTTAGAAGAAATGTTCCCTGATAAGTTACCACCTAGAGGGTGTGACACGATTGAGTTATCATTTCTTCAAGGACAACAGTCTGTAGTAGATAGACTTACACAGTTATATGAGGAGGATCATGGGTGGACGAACAGCCGCACCGAAGATTAAGATGCCACCACCACCTCCACCTCCTGCACAAATGGATACTCCAGACATAGCAGAAGCAGAGATGGAAATACTTAATGCCCCTAAATCTGAAGAATCTACAACAAAATATAAGAAGAAAAGAAAAGGTAAGGCTAAAGGAAGGTCACACTCAAAGTATAAAGGTGGAGGACTAAACGTATAACTTTAACACACACACAACATGGGAACATTTACATATTTAAACATAAGACCAATAGCATCAGAAGAAGAGAGACTACAAGTTTATGAGGAAGCAGAGAAAGATGGTGATAGATACCCACTCATGCCTACTCACGTGGTCACTAAAGGGAATGATATTGTAGGTGCATTTTGTTTATTTAGTCCAACAGTTTACTGGTGGATGCATACCAAAAAAGTAAAGGGGAGAGAATCACTTTCGATCTTTCAATCTATGAGTGCTCTCCTTGCAAACGAAGGTGTAAGTAAGTTTGTTCTTCCGTGCGAACCGGAGTCACCTTACTACCCCTTCCTATCTAAAAAACTAAGTTACCATCCCGGCACAGAAGGTGGGGATTGGAGACTATTTATAAATGAAGGGTAATACATGGGTGGTGGAACTTTAGGAGCCAATACACAAACTATTTCAAAAGCAAAGTATGCCGCAGATGAAAGAGCAAGACAATACAAAAGGGAAAAGATAGATCCTCAAACTGAGGCGGCTCAACATAACATAGGTCAAGTGAGTGGCGATGCTTTTGATTCGTTTAAAATGGGTATGGAAGGAGTCGGAGATTTTGTAGAGAAGAACACTATGTCACTACGTAAAGGTGAC